CATATCTTTTATAATTGAATTTGCTAAATCAGCAAAACTAAGTTTACCAGTTGTTGCAAAATTCACGAGTTGGTCTTCAAGCCCTTTGAATGTATTAGCCACAGCATTACCAACGTCTGCGCCTAAATTACCAATCGAATCATAATAAGATTTAATGCTTTCATTGAAATTAACACCAAAACTATTTGCTGCATCTTTTTGCTTTTGTGTTGCTTGGTCTTGTAACACCGCTCGCTCGCGTAACTGCGCTATATAGGTAGCAAGCTCTGGGTTTGTTGCCGCCAATACATCAAGCTGTAATAAATTTATTTGCGCATTTAATTGTTCAATTGCTGTAAGTTCTTTTTGCTACTTGTAATCTCTTTTATTTTTTCGTCGTAACTTTCTAAGCTTGGCAATAAATCTTTAAAACCTTTTAATTGTGTTGCATCATCAAATTTATTTTGAGCAGTGGCTAACTCAGTAAGAAACTTTTCAAAATAGTCTTTTACTATTTCGCCGCCATCAAGTGCTTGAGCTTGCTCGTTAAACGCATCTATTTGTTTAATTAAATCTTCAGTATTTCTTGTATTTTGTTTTAACGCTTCAGCTCTATCGTTTAGTATTTGCTGTACAGGTGTTGCCCCTACATCTTTATACGCATCATTCAAATCTTGCGTTTTTCGCGTTAATGATTGAGTGAAATCACTAACTTTTTCTGCTAATGAATTTCTTCTATCTTGCAAGGTCTCAGCTCCTTTTGCTCGCTTGTTAGCATCTGCTGCACGCTTCTTGGCATCTGCATCTGCTTTATCATCTGCTGCGCTTGTATCTAAATCCATGTTCCGCCCACGAGATCTGCGCCCTGTTCCAGTTGATGGTGCATCAGTCCAGATCTTTTGTATCTGCGCAAAGTCGCGGCTGGCTTGATCTGCCAGCGTTCCAAGTGCATTTTTTGCTATAGCCGCAGCGCCAACAAAATCACCTTTTAGAACCTTGCCTATAGCTGTGTAATAAGCAACATTGCTTTTAATAAGAACATCAGTTAATTTAATAGTGGCATAAATAAAAGTTGCTACCGCGCGGAACCCGCCTGTTATTACAGCAAACAATGCCGTCCAGTCTTGCTTACTATCAAACAGATCGCCAAACACCTCAAGGATTGACTGCAGAGCCGGCAGCAATGCGTCGGTTAGCTCTAGCCCGAAGCCTTGCGTCTTAAAGCCCAGCTCGGTGATGGTGTCGTTGAACAGCTCAGATCGTGCAGAGAAGTCGTCGCTCAGCTTAAAGATGAACTTCTCCATCGACTCCGAGCCGCTGTTCAGCATCGGGATCAGATCGGCCCCAGATTTGCCAAAAATCTCCACCGCTGCCGCAGCCTTTTGCGCGCCGTCCGGCATGTCCGCAAACCGATCTGCAATCTGCTTTAGCGCTTTGTCGGCTGACACCACCTGGCCGTCAGCGCCCTTGACATCCACGCCAAGCCGCTTGAATGCGCTGGCCAGCGTTTTGTCGCCCTCCGCCGTTTTGACCAGGTTTACGTTGAGCTTTGTCAGGCTCTTGGCCAGCCCTTCATTGCTGACATCAGCAAGTGCCGCCGCGTTGCGCAAACCGATCAAGGCGTTTTGAGACACGCCGGTTCGGGCGCTGAGCTTGCCCAGCTCGTCGCCAAGGTCGATGGTCTTCTTTACCATCGCGCTCAGTCCGCCCACAATGGCGCTGCCGGCAATCGCTGCGGCAAAGCCACCTACGGCGCCTTTAAGAGTATTGAAGCCCATCGCAGCGTTCTTGGCCTGGCCCTGCACGCCCTGCAGCGAATTGCCCAACCGGCGGATGTTGTTCTCGCCTTGAACGTCCGCCTTGATGCGGAGCAGTGCATCCATGTTCATTGGATCAGCTCCGGTCGTTTAGGGTTGTCATGGCTGCTGCTTCCATGATTTGCAGATCCTCCAGCATAGCCCGATTATCTTTTACTGCATACAGTCTAAACACCCACGCAACAGCTACATAGTCAAAACCTAAAACAACGTTTGCCGTAGTTCGCCATTGGGTTTGGCATCGCAAGAACATTTCTAGCGTGCCCCAGTTTTCTTCCCATATTTCAAAATCAATAGATTGCTGCGGCAGATCTGGCAATTCAATACCTAACCCTGTTGCATCTTTTGCCGTGTCATCTATGATACCGCCGCTAGCCCAATAGATAGCGGCGTCTGTTAGTTTTTTCGTTTAGCGCCTTTGATGCTATCCATATATGATTTTACAATTGATACAGCTAGCAGTGGCACTTCTAATAATTGGCTAAGTGCTTTTTCGCTGTAAGGGATTTCTTTGCCATCATCTCCTGTAACTCCATCCCAACCAATTAATATTTCTTTTGCAATTTCAGTTATTCGATCTAGATCAGCAAGATCTTCAATCTGTTGCAATTCAGCAACGATTGGACCTAGCCGGCTTTGTGGCAACCGTTTAAATTGCCCGTCAAAAGTTTGTGGTTCATGGCGCCCGCCATCAATTGGCACGTCAAAAGTAACCGGCCAAAGGTAGCTGGTAGATTGCGAAAGAACAAAAGCCATAATCAGGTGAATACAAGGGACAGTTCGTCGTTACCTGCTGCAGTTGGTGTTGCAACATAAGGCAGGTTCATCATTGTGATGCCGTCCATGTCGGTGTAAGACGCATCGGCAAGGTCTGCTTGTGCCATTGTTAACGTAGCACGATTGCCGGCAGTAGCGCCATGCACGAAGGTGATGCTGCCTAATGTAGAACCAGTGCTAGTTGTAAAGTAATCTTTAGCGGTTAGCAATGGTGATTCAACTTGCAATGTGCCTGATGGTTTGCGATCTGTGATTAATACTTCTTTAGTGCCACCTACCAGCTCGCGATAGATAATTTCATTTGACATATTTAAATCAATCGATTGCAATGCAGCAGCATAACCAAAAGCGGTGAAGCTAGTGGTATTACCATTTTTAAATATCAATGGTGATGCTTGGTTTGCGTATGTTGGTGAAGCTAATGCGGTATTAGTTGGCGCATTATAAATACCGGTCATCTCAAATGCAATTGTTGGTATCGCGCCAACTGATCCATTAAGCGTAAATGAACCGCGTGCGCCGGTCATAATATGACGAGTGCCGTCTTGGTAGAAATATAAAGTGACTGAACTAAACGTAGCACTTACAGGTGCATAAGTTGCTGATACACCTGCTGATAATGTTTCGCTTAAGCCACATGCCTTTAACACAACGCCATACGCTGGTGCAGTACCGGCAGCGCCAGATCCTGCGAGCTCAACTTCAAACGTTACCTGCACCCTGGTTTGTGCGAGTAACTGCTCGTAATTACCGAGATATGGCCGTATCAGTTCACGCTGCACAATATCCGATTGCAGCGGCGTGATATTAAGATTACGCACTAAGATTGCGTTGGCACCACCCGTTGGTACTGGGTCGGTGCCATACGTTGCTTCAATCTTGGCTAGCAGCAGGCGTTTGCGTGTTAGTTGTGGCATCGGTCAATTCCTCTGTGGATTGCGGTAGTGCTGGTTTGGTTTGCTCGATGAGCTTGCGTTTGCCAGTTTTAGGATCAAGCAGGTAAGACCCGCCTTGACCGTGGTACTCATCCATAATAATAGCCATGGCTAAGAAGCTAAGTTTACAATGTCAGTGCGGTATCGCACCCGGTAGTCGCACATCACAACCCCTGCAGGTTGGTCGGCTTCTACTGTTTCAAATGAAACCGAGATTGGTTGCACATCGATAGCATAACCACCAAGCGTTAAATCCGCCATAATTTTAGCATGTAAACTTTCAACGATTGGATCTGCAATTTGATCTGGGATCTCGCCGCGCACAATAACAGCTACCCGTACCGTAAGACTCCAATCTAAAGTTGGCAGGCTAGTGTTTTGATCTGCCGTATCACTTAATGGTTCAACCACAATTGCAGGTGATTCTGCCCTAGAGATTGGGCCAACCCTGCTGCGGTAAATCCTGGTGCTAACGCCAGTTGTACCGATTAATGCCGTACGTATTGCAGTAACAATGGTTTCGCGTTTTGTTGTCATGTTTCTTGTAATCCAATTTCAACAAAAGAACCATCATCAATAAACCTAGTTTCACGCACCATATAAGCAGTACCTGCAACCGTGATTACATCTTCATATTTTAAGGTGCCAAAATCCGTCGCAAGTGCTGTTAGTACGTAATCAGTGGTTAGCACCATATCGCCTGCCACCACCTGCGATGGCATATCAAGGATGCCTAAGGCTGTCGTGGCGCCAGCGGTGCAGCTAACGCCAAAATCGGATAGGAACCCAGATAGGTTTTCAGTTACTGCCAAGGTACGCCTTGCGCTTTTGT